ACTAGAGTAGCAGCATTATATGTATTGGTAGTAACAGTATTACATACTGCTTCTAATGCTAATGGCTTTAAAATGTGAGTCATGCTTATATCCTACCTGTGTCTACAGTTGACGACGGAAATGTCATTGGTGTGTCAGCTGGTGCTTGCTCATCTTCCTCATCAGGGTGATCACCAAAGATCATATAGTCGTGCACATCAGACACGTAACTCTTTGCTTGAGCAATCTTGGCTTGTACCCAAGGCTCAACGTGCATTCCTTGTGGCATAGCCATCGCGAGGTGCATTGCCTTATTAGCAAGTGCCTTTAGCTCTGACTTAACCATCTCCTCGGCTCCGTCAGTGTCACCGCGAGGAACAGCCTCTTGAATTGTCTCTTCATTCTGCTTCTTGTAGTAAGCAGCTAGAGCCATCTGCTTGCGCTTCTCTTTTGACTTACCGGCAAACTTAGGATTATCAGAGTGAACGAAGTCATGAATAGTCTCACCAGCAGAGGTTGACTTAGTTAAGACTTCATCAAGCTCTACATCTTCACCCATTTCTTTCTTAGACATACCAGCAGCTTTTACTTTTGGTTTATTACCGAGTTCATCACCGCCTAGAATTTTCTTTAGAGCAAGATTCATTCCAGCTTTACGCTTTTCACCTTTTTCAGGATCACGTCTCTCAGGAGCAGCTGCGTGTCTATAACGCATAAGAGAGTCAGAAGACACTTCATCTAGTTCATCTTCTTTAATAGTCTTCATATCATAGCACTCTGCCATGCCGTGTACTGGACACGCAACACCTTTAGCAGAGTGGTTGCACTGCATGTCCTCAGCTTTTTTTGCTTCGTAGACCTTCTTGTCATCACCCTTCTTGTGGCCATGGCGCTTCTCATCAGAGAAGTTTAAGTCATACTTTGTCTTAGCACCTGCATTAGGCTCATTACCTACACGATCCTCATGGTCCTCAATCTCGTGCTTAGCAACGAATCTGTCTTCGTCTCCAGCCTTTGGCTTATAGTCGACACCTGGATCTTTACCTATTGATAAAGGTCCTTTCTTAGATGACTTAACACCCTGTAAGATGTCTTTAAGCTGCTTCGGCATCGGCTGTGTCCTCTTCTTGTCCGCTAAAAACTGTTCTAGCCATCTCTATTTTTTTATCGTCGATGGCTAATGCTATTCTATCTGTTATAAGAGACTTAAATGCATCCTCGAACTCGATAGGCTTTTGATCGAGTGAGAATTTTACTAAGTCGCTAGTTGTATATTCTGTCATCATAATCTCCAACTATTTATTTTTTGCTAAGATTTGAACTGCTGATTTATATTTAGCTTGATCTTGAAGTGATCTTCCACCCTTCTTAGCTCCTAGGAGTTTAACGGTGGCTTCAGCATCTCTTATCTTTTGATTTTGCTGGTCAGTCTCTGGAGTAGCATCAGTCGCTTCATCATCTGCAAGAGGATTCATATCTTGACCTTGATCACCCATTCCCTGCATCTGCATTTCTTGCTGCATAGGAGACAACCAGCGTTCATCACCAGAGTTAGCCTCCTCGTCAATCTGCTCATCCATCTCCTCGATGTCCTCGTCAGACTGCTGCAAGATATTCTTACGTGCCCACTCATGTGACCAGTACTTACCTAGGAACTCTTGAACGTTGCGAACTAGGTTCACACGGTTCTCGATCATCTCGCCATCCTTGAGCTCGGCGAAGTAATTGTCCTTAGAGAAGTCATACTTAATATCCTGTTGGATATTATCAAAGTCCTCAATAGACATGACCTGCTTAAGCACTAGTTGCTTCTCGAGCATTCTGGTAAATAGGACTGCAAACTTATTACGAAGGCGTGATATGAATCTATCAAACTTAAGCTCGTCTCTAGTCACCTCTGTAGCACGACCAAGTGAGAACAAGGCATCTGAATTGAGGCGATTAATAGGAACGTTAAGTGTCTGATATAGTTTCTTTTGGAAGTATAGAACATCATCCATCTGTCCGAGTGTCTGACCACCAGGAAGTGTTGTCACCTCTGTACCTCTACCACCCTCGCGGCGTGGTAGCCAGTAATCTTCCAACATAGTCATAAACTTACGATCGTCGCGAACCTCGCCGGTCGCGCCGTCATAGATAAGACGATTCTTATGCTTTGTCATGATGTCTTTAAGGTACTGCTCAGCCTTCATCTTAGGAAGGTTACCAACGTCAATGTACCAAACGCGACGCTCAGGCGCTCTTGCCAGTCTGTAGATGACAAGTGCATCTTCCAGAGTCCTCAGCTGGTTTAGCGCCTTGATAGCTTTATGCATGTAAGAGAGAACCATAGTTCCCTGGGTATCAGTAAGACCAGATGTAACATGTAGAATTGCATCCTTAGCAATCTTTAGACCCGATGTTGCAGGTCCAACTGTCTTATTACCGTAGTTAAATCCCTTGTCATTGAATACATAGTACTCGTTCTGTACTTTTTGTATGTATGACTCATTGGTGACGTCACCTTTAACTTTTTGCTTCTGAATCTCGCGTACCTTGCGGATCTTACGTGGATCAATATATCTTACTTCCTTGATTCCCATTGTAGGGTCATTCTTGTCAATAAGAACATGGTAGTATAATCTACCATCTACATACCAGCGACGATAGATCTCATACGCGTGCTTTTGGAAGTCTAAGATATTAAGGATGTTTTTAAATTCTTCTCTGATAGCTTTCTTCAGAGCGTCGCTGATATCAATATTGTCTAGATTAATAGCTACGATATCATCTTCATCTACAGCCATCGTCTCATTAACGATCTCATCGACTGCTGCGTCGACTTCTGGCTGCAGAGACATTTCTCTATATTTTGTAACTAGTTCTGCTTCTGTTCTTACTGTACCATCTAGATCGATGTACGTGCCGAAGCTTGCACCTGCCGCAACTACTACGGCCCCATCGTCTTGTTCTTTCGGAGCGAACGTAGCGATGGGGTCGTTAGGTAATTTTCTCTTAAACTCGAAACCGAATAATTCCATATTGCTCTCCAAAAAGGAAGTGGCTAGTTATACAAGCCCCTTCCTGAAATAATATATCAAGAGGCTAACCTACTCTACTATTACGTAGAGATAGGAGATACAGCCTGTCCTAGGTAAGGATTAACGGTCTCACCGGCTGGTAACCAGTAGTCGTATGTAAATGTTGTAGTAAATGTTTCAATTTGGTTTTGCGAGTCCCAATCAAGAGCAATAGCATCTACAGTTGTAGGAAATGCTCCAATGATATCATATTGGCGAATTGTAGAACCATCTTTAGCATATTGTATAACACTTAGATCTGATTTATAAGAATTTTCATTTCCAGAATATGCAATGTCACGAACATTTGACTCTAGACGGTTTAGAGAGTTAGACCACTTCTCAAACATTGAGCGAACAAGGAAGTCCTCGTCGTTCATGATTGTGACTGTCCAGTCTGCAAATGTTCTATCACCAGCAACCTTGACCCTGCGTCCGAAGTAAGGAATCTCTACGTTACCGATAGTAGCTGCAGGGAGCTGAGCTGCCCTGCAGGTAAATCTAAACTTATCAGCAGATGTTTGATCTGCCCCGACCCCATCCGGAATTCTAAGATAAACTTCGAAAAGAGCCGGACGAGTTCCACCAAATGTTAGCCCTCTTGACTTAAAGGTACTAATATTGAAACCTGATGCCATTTTTTGTTCTCCTTGTTATTCTTATTTATCAGAACTGGCCGACGATTTCAGAGAACTGAACACCAGTGCGAACAGCAACAAAATTAAGCTGTATGTAGTTGATAGAACGAGCTGGCTTGATGTAGATATCACCAATGAACTTGTTACCATCAATAACCTCAGCGGTATTGTTTGTTCCATCGCAGACGACTGTATAGTCGGTTATACCGCGACGACCTTGAATATCTCTTAGATAAGGGTTAACTAAGGCTTTAAATTGAGCTCTTGTGAAGTCATCATTAAACTCGAATAAGAAGAATTTAGCCGCAGTAGCAATCGACTTTTCCAACACAATAAACAGACGACGCACGTTAATATGATCAAACGCTGAAGCCTTAGATTGAAGTGTCTTATCGCCGAATAGGATAGTTCCTTGACCAGGGAATGTAACAACTGGGTTAACATTGTTAGAGTAAAGAAGATCTCTATCTGCCTTTGAAGGGTTATAGCGAAGCTTTACAATGTTTTTAATCTGGCCACGATTAAATCCAGCAGGAGACCACCATGGATCGCGCGTATTATCAGTGCGAACACATAGGCCTGCTATATCACCGTTTACTGGAACATAACGATATACATCATTGTAACGATCGTACATGTACTTATATCCAGAATCCATGACTGCATATGAGCTATCGTGTACAGCACCACGCCAGTTGACTAATGATGTTGCCTCGGCTCCTGGATTAGATCTTATTAATGTATCATCTGGAGATATAACAACAACACAATCTTTTCTAACTTCAGCAATATTATCGATAAGATAGTTGGCTAGTTGGAAGTTATTTACTGTTTGTCCGCCAACCGTAGTTGTTCCACCAATTGGTTTACCTTGAAGAACAAGAGCAACGTCTACGTCTTCTGACGATGCAAATTTATCATATCCTGCAGCAATAACGGAAAGTGAAGCTGTACTTTCGGTATAACCAGCAGTTCCACCAGTGAATGATAGTGTTAGTGGTCCTTGATTACTTGAATTTGTAAGAGCGCTAGCTAAAGCAGATGTAGCACCTGATCTATCAGCTAGTGCCCAGATATACTTAGATGAGTTCTTAATAACAGCTTGATAATAGTTGTCGGCTCCACCCTGTGCTGTAGCATCTGTAGCTCTTGACACATTGACATATGACTCTAGAACAATTCCAGGGGTTCCCGTAAACATTCCTTGGGAGTCAATCACAACAATATGCATACCGTCGACTATGTTTGGATTAGAAGATGCAGCTTGCCATGCAGTAGTAGTAGGAGGTGTTCCAACAACAGGAGAGTACTGCCATGAACGCTTAATTAGATTATTAGTAGCAGTGTCA